AACGGTCGGTCTGGTAGTTCCGCTCGGCGTTCTGATACGCTAGACTGTCCTGATACTGGCCGTAACCAAAGTTGCGGTCATTGTTGTACTGATTAGCCTGCTGGCTATACAGGTTCTGTTGACCTGTGTTGGTCGCAATCGCCGCGTTCTGCGCCTGGGCGTTGGCCGCCAGCGCCGTGTTGGCGAACGACGTGTAGTTGTTCTTGACGTTCTCGCGGGCGAAGTCGAGCGCGCCCTTGATCGCCGCGCCGCTGCGCAGCAGGCCCTTGGCGCCGAAATTGGAGTTGAGGTTCGATTGGCCTTCCTGGAGCCCGAGATTGTACAGCGGACTGTTCTGGAAGGCCCCGGCGGAAATGTCAGCCGCGCCAGGGATGCCGGCAAAACTCGGCGCGGTCGGGCGCGCTCCGTAGTCGCCGGGCGGGGTGAACGCCGGCAGCGGGGCGAAGATGTTGCTTTGGTCCTGCGGCGATCCGCCAGGCTGGGCGGCGTTGGGGATCGTCGGAACCTGCCGGCCCTCAGCCTGACCGGACGTGCCGTACTGCGATTGGCCCCAGGCCGCTTCATTGCCGCCCCACGCCGCCTGGACGTTCGGGTCGCTCCACGCCGCCTGCAGGTCGGGGTTGCTCTCGACGTAGCCGGTCCAATCCTGGCCGCCGGGCTGAGCGGCTTGCGGCGCGTTCGGGCCGACGCCCTGGCGGGTCAGCAGCGTATCGAACGCCGCCTGACCGCCTTGCGCATAGGGCTGCTGCAGGCTGTTGACGGTCTGTTGCGCGTTGAGCGCATCGGCGCGCGCCTGCGCCTGGGCGGCTTGCTGGGCTTGAAGGGAGTCCTTCGCCGCGCCCTTCTGCTGGCCGGCGGAATAGACGGACGCGCCGGCCCCGATGACGGCGGAACCGAGGGCGGCGGCTGCAAGCGATAGCGCCATCAGAACCTCTTGAGAAAGCCGGTTTCAGTCGCGACATAGCCGGCGCGGCTGTAAATTCGTTCGACGGCCGGGGCGCGCTCGTCGCGCATGCCGGTGAAGTTGACGCCAACCGCGCCCTTGGCCCTGCACCAGTCCTCGAACGCCACCCGAAGGGCCTGCGCATCCTTGCGCGCCCACCAGAACAGTTCGCAGCCAAGGACGATGGCGGGGTTGAAATAGAGCGGGTTCAGCATTCCGCCGAGCATCCCGTCGTCAGAGAGATAGATCACTCCGCCGTCGATCAGCCGGCCGGCGAACACCGCGAAGGCTTCAGGATCGAGTGGCCATTCCTTGTGCACCGAATAGGCCAGGAACTCCGCGCCCAGCCTGACGACTTCGGGGACGTCTTCATGCGTCGCGACGCGGATCATGGCAGCCTGCGCCAAGCCCGGAACAACTCCGCCGCGCCCTTGCCGTTCGCCTCGCAAAGCGTCTCGCCGGCCCGTGGAGCCAGCACGCCGGGAAACGCCATCCGCCAGAGACCCAGGAATGGCCCTGTAGGGCGCCGGGACGGCTCGGCGAGGGTGAGCGCCGGCAGGATGCCCCGTGCGGCTCCAGCGGCCTTCCAGGCCGCCAGGAGAGCTTGCGTCGCCATCCAGCCGGTTGGACTGCGCCGGAAGTAGGCCAGGCTCTCGTCCAGCGTCGCCATCAGGCCACGTTCATCCGAGCCGCGGTGAAGCGCCGGCCGATCGGCGCATTGACCCGCCAATGGAAGATGCGGAAGCGGTCGAAGTCTCCGAGCGCGTTCCAGCGCGGCCGCACCGCCTTGCCGGTCTGACCCGCCGGCCGGCTGCGCCAGCACGACCAGGCCCCGCGCCGGTCGTCCCAGTAGCGCATCTGGATTTCAGGATCCGAGCCATAACCGGCGCGCGGCGCGGTCCCGGTGTGCATCTCAAGTTCGATGTTGTCGCACGGGGCGACGCCATCAGGGTTCTCGACGCGCGCCATCAGTTCACAGGAGAACGGCTCGCCCTGGTCATCGGCTGTGTCGGGATTGAGCCGCCAGATCGTCGTAGACTCGTGATCGAAGGCCAGCACCACGCTTCCCGAGGTCACCCCGAAGAACGGCCGCCAGTAGGTCCGCCCCGCGGTTTCCCAGCGCGACCACGCCTGGTTGGCCAGGTCGTAGACCCAGGTCGCCGCGCCGGCGAGGTTCAGCACGTAGTAGGTGTGCTGCTGCATGGTGAACATCCACGCGGTGATATCGTTCGGGGAGGCCGCGGAAATCTGCTCGCAGATACCGTTGGTGGAGATCAGCTGCGGCTCGCCGCCCGCGGTCATCCTGACCGAAGAGGTCTTGTCGATGAAGAACCCGGCCCCGACGCTGCTGACGATGGAGCCGCGGGCCAGGCACCCGTAGTCGAAGTTGAGGCCGCCGTAGGGCTCGTAGGGCGGATCGGTCTGGCCGGTCTTGACCCAGCCCTCGTTGGTCTCCGTGCCGTGCAGCCAGACGACTTCGCCGACGCTGGAGAGGCCGACGAGGTTGTCGGCGCTGCGCTCGGCGGACGCGAACTGCAACGGCGCCCAAGCCTCGGCCGGCAGGAGGAAATAGACCTTGTCCGTCCCGGTCGCCGAAGCGATGAAGTCGTTGCGGTGATAGATCACATCGGTGGCGCCGGCGATCTCCGTCGCCGTGGTCCAGTCGACATCCTGGGCGATGTCCGCGCCGCCGTCGGTGTAGACGAAGAACCCGTCACCGGTGGCGATCCGCACGACGCTTTCCAGGTCGGCGTTCAAGCCGATGGCGATGCGCACATCCTGGTCGCCCGCTACTGTGCCAGGAACCAGTACCGAAGAGCCGTTCGGCTTGATCCGCCAGAGCTGGGTTCCGACCACCTCCAGCGTGTCGCTGTCGAACAGGCCGGCCGCTTGGGCTGCGCCGCGCACCCGCCCGTCGCCGACTTCCTCCACGAAGAGATCGAGGCCGGGCCGGGCGAGGATGGCCAGCTGCTTGGAGATCTGCCCCGGCGCCTTTTCCACGATGGCGTTGAGCAGCACCGCCTCGGGGAACAGCGCGCGCTTGTCCGCGCCGTAGAGGAACGGGGCGTCGATCATGAGCCTCCCAGGGGTTGTGCGGTGATTGTCCCGCCGCCGAGCGGACGGGCGGTGATGGTCGATACGCTAAGAGGAGACGCTAGAGCGGAGCCGCGGCCAAGCGGACGTGCTCGGATGGTTTGCAGGCTGAAATAGTCGAGCAAGGCGCTGGCGCCGGAAAGCATGTAGGCGACCGGCTCCGTGGCCAGTTTGTAGAACCGGAACGAAGCATCCGCGGCGTTGAGGCTGTAGGCCGCCGCATTGGCCACCAGGCTACGCCCGCGCCGCACGGAAGCAGCTGTAAGTGTCAAACTGTACGAGCGTGTCGCGCCCGCCATTTTGCGCCCAAAGGCCAGCACGGGAGCCGCGCCGCTCAGGATGTAGGCCGCAGACGCGCCCGGCATCTTGCGGGCGAACCTGGTCGCCGGCGCTGTCCCGGTAAGCACGTAAGCCGCCGAAGCCCCGATCATGATCCGGCCGCGCACGATCGTCGCCGCGGTTCCGGAGAGCCCGTAGCTCTGCGTTGTCCCCGGCATCACCCGCTTATCGAGTAGGGCGGGCGCTGATCCGTTCAGTGCGTAGGCCGCACTCGCGCCCGGCATCGAATAGGCGGTGCCGCTCTTGCTCAGCGTGACGGCTGTTCCGCCCAGACTGTACGTCTGCGAGGCGCCCGGCATCCGCACCGTGCGCGGCAGGGCGACCGCCGAACTGGTGAGCACGTAAGCGACCGAAGCGCCGGCCAGGGACTTGCCGAGCCGGAAGGCGTTGGCAGTCAATCCCAGGACGTAGGAGCCCGAATCACCAGCCATCAGCCGCCCGAACTTCAGGGCCGCCGCAGACCCGCCCAGCGAATAGCTCCGCGTGGCCCCGGCCATGATCCGGGTTCGGCGCATGGCGTTGGCGGTGAGGCCCAGCGTGTAGGACGCCGAGGCGCCCGCCATCCTCTGGCCTTTGGCGAGGACCGGCGAAGATCCTGTCAGCGTGTAGGACGCCGAGACGCCCGGGAAAGCATGGCCGAACTTGAGCGCCGCCGCGGTGTTGGTGAGGGCGTACGAGGCGCTGTCGGCGGCCATGGTGTAGCCGCTGCTAGCGAAGGGGTCCTGAGCCGTGACGAACTCGAACCAGCCAGGCAGGGTCTCGTCCGCCGCCCCATCGCTGGCGTCAGTGCCGCCGGTCCCGCCGTAGAACACCGACGCCGAGCGAGAGAGCGACGTCGAGTTCTGGGCCTGCCAACCGACTTCGACCACCAGGCGGTCGCCAGCCGAGCAGGCCAGTGCGCTGAGGGCCAAGGATCCGGCGCCCTGGCAGGCTGCCGTCGTGGGCATTTCGGTCGCGAAGACGGTCGCGACCCGCAGCACCCCTCGCGGCGTGTCGCTGTCGCCCTGGGTTACATAGACGTAGAATTCAAGATGGGCGTCAGAGCCGGAGTTATTCTCGAAGACGCCGAGCGCCCAGGCGACCGTGTCGGCTGCTGAGAAGGTCGCCGCCGAGGTGAACGGGTCCGAAATCCAGCGACCCAGGCACACGTCCCAGTTCGTGGTGGACGTCGTTTCTGCAATCGCAACGCTGGTTCCAACGCCACTCTTGGCGCCGAGCTTTCTTGCAACAGAACTGGCCGTTGCATCCCACGGGCCGCGAAAGGTCGTCGGCGTGTAAGGCGCAGCGGCGTTCGAGACGTAGAGGCGGTTGGTCGCCACGGCGAGGGCTGACCTCTAACGGTCAGACGCGCTCAGCGACGGCCGCAGCTTCAGCTTTCGCGGGGTCCGCGCCCACGTTGCCGGCCAGCTTGGCGCAGGCCGAAAGCTGCATCTTCGCCTCGTACATGCTAAGGCCGTCGATCACGTCCTCGTCGAGGGCACGCATTTCGGCCATCAGTTCCTTGTCCTTGGCCGCGGCTTCGTTGACGTGAGCGTCGCGGGCTTCGCGCAACGGCGCCGCCTCGGCTTCGACCGCATCGATTGCGGCCTTCAGTTCCCAAAAGCGGGCGACAGCTTCTTCCTTGGTGGGGATGCTCAATGCGGGCATGGATCAGCCTTCGAGATGAGGTTTCGGAAGGGTCGGCGAGACGCCTTCGCGGTAGCCGCGCAGGAACGTCTGGACGAAATTGTAGGCGTGGCCGTGGGTCTCGGCGTGCTCGGCCAGGATCTCGCCGATGAGCGGCTGGGTTCCGACCCGGATCAGGTAGACCTTGCGTGTCTGGGGGTGCCACTCGAACCGATACTGCGGGAAATCCGGCTGCTTGAGGTGCAGCACCTTCTGACCCGCGCCGGTCGGGTGAGGATCACGGCCCAGGAACTCCGCGAACTGCTCCTGCGTGACCCGATCCACCGGCATCAGGCCAGCGTCAGCGTCGAGGTGGTGTAATCGACGGTGAACGTCTCGCCGCTCGCCAGCGTCACGTCCGCCCCGTAGTCGTACCAGCCGATCAGCGGGTCGGCGGGTGAGGTCGGCGTGTCATTGTAGAGCTCGACATGCCGGAAAGTGGCGACGGCGCCCGAGGCGGTCAGCACCACGTCAGGCAGCAAGAGCGTGTAGGTGCCGGAGGTCTGCGCCGAGGTGGTGGGCGCGCCGACCACGCGCGACGACAGGTTGGTGTAGGAGATCTGCGTCAGGTTCGCGAGGATCGAGTTCGACGCGACCGGGGCGTTGGCGTTGGTGGTCAGCGCCAGGGTGAGCGCGTCGGCGCCGAGGTCATGGACCTTCTCCATGACGTTCTCGACGAAGACGTTGTGCTTGTTGAACGTGGCCATTACAGGCAGCTCCTAGTAGAGGGCGACGATGTTGGTGGCCGTCGTAGCCGCCATGACCTTGTTGGCGCGGAACGGATACACTTGGCCAGCAAGCACGCCCGTAACGGTCACGGCTGAGCCGCCATCCTCGAACACGAGAGAGAGGTTGCCGGCGCCGCCGATATAGAGGGCTCGGCAGTTGAGGACAGTCGTGTCGCTCGGCGTGACAGCACGGCCTTGGCCGGCTGCGGAAGTATCAGTCGGGGCGCCCATGGCGGCTCCTAGAAATATTCGGCTTGAGTGGGGACGCGCGGCGCAGAGGCGCGATGCGAAAGGCGCGAGCGAAAGGCCATGGCGCGCGAGGCGGTGACGGGGCCGATCGTCTTGCCGTTCTCCTCGGCGATGAACGCCGCGAACAAGCAGGCCAGGGCGTCGGCGCCACGCTCGCCCAACGGGGCCTCAGTTTCGAGCGCCAGGCCGGTGAGTGTGTCCCAGCCGCCGAGTGGCGAGGAGTAGACGAAATTTTGCGTGGAGGCGCCGGCCACAACGATCAGGGACAGGTCGCGCGGCGGCCGGGCGCCATCCGCCGTCTCGTCGTCGTCAACCTCACGGGGGAGCGTCACGTCGAACAGTTCGCCACCGTCGTCCAGGTCGGTGTTGAACACCCGTTCCTGTTCATTGGCCTCGTAGTCGGCCGTGATAATCACGTCGGTGAGCCGGCCGAACATGCCCTCGCTCACGAGCTCGTCATAGAAGCTCTGCAGGGTGACGAGGCCGTCCTGCGCTTCCTCGGCGTCGAGGACATCGCCGCGGCCGCGCACGCGAGCCTTGCGGTACGCTGCGGTGATCAGTTCCCGGCAGGTGGTCATGCGGTGAAGTGGGAGCCGTTAAGCCCCCACCCCTTCCGCTTCCGCCGCCAACTCAAGCGCGGCGATGATGTCAGCCTTCTTGGTCGCGTCGCCGAGATCCACGCCGCGGTCTTCGGCGAGGGCCTTCAGTTCGGCCACCTTCAGGCTGTAGAGATAGCCTTCGTCGCCCGGCATGCTGCCGCCCGGCTTGCCATCCCCGTCGTGGTCGAACGGGTCTGCGGCTCCCTCGACATCGAAGTGGCTGTGCCCCGCCAACTTGACGGCGACCTCATCGGACACGGGCATCCACTCGCCCTTGATGAAATCGACGCCATAGGTTGGCAGGACAGCAGGCCCGCTCCAATTGTCGTTCGGGTCGCCTTTGAACCGGGCCTTCATCACGGCGCCCGATAGAGGACTTCAACCGTGACCGTGCCGCCGGCCGTAGGCGAGGCGTCTCGGATCACCCCTTTCAACAGCAACCAGCCCTTGGGATTGGTGGTCTGGCCGTTGACGAACTGCCAGGCTCGCTTTCCGTAGTTGGCGATGTCCTTGATCAGAGGCTGTCGAGTGGCGGCCGTGCCGAGCACGATCCCGTCGTTCAGCGCGTCGTCATCCGAGGTGACGTTGCTGTCGACGGCGTAGAGACCGAAGTCGATCGTCGCGCTGGTTTCGGTGGAGCAGTCATCGACCGAATAGCTGCTGCCGCCCATGATCACCGCATCGGCCGGAACATAGCCGAACGCATAATCCGAGGCGGTGTCCGCGCCGGCTGTGATCTCGATGGTGCGGGTCCACGCCTTGACGTCCCCGCCCATGCCGTGATGGGCGCGGGAGTCGGCAGGGGTCGCGCCAACGGCGACCTTATTTTCAAGTGCCATAGGGCTTTCTCCATACCGGCGGAGGGCCGCAGCCCAGCCGCCGGTTATTCAGGGTTCAGGGGATCAGGAGTCGGCCGGGGCCGCGGTGTAGAGGGTCAGGACGCCGTTCTGCTTGCCGTTGAAGGCCAGCTTCTTGACGCCGCGGAGCTCCTCGATGGCGACGCCGGGGCGGAAGCCGTAGTCATTGGTTTCCGTCTTCGGCGAGGGGGTCTGACCCCAGGCCACGCCCAGCGCCTGCTGACCGCAGAGGAAGTTCGGCTCCACGTCCGTAGACGAGCCGGCCGCGGTGATGTGCGGGATCTCCGGAACCTCGCGGAACAGGATGCCGTCGTACATCAGGTCACCGTCCTGGAAGAGCGGGTTCGACCCCACGTCACGCGGGCGGGCGTCACGGTTGGCCGCCGTCATCACCGAGTCGCCCTTGAGGTCGCGGAACGAGCGCGGGCCGCAGAACATCACGTAGAACTCGCGCCCATCCTCCAGCTGGAACGGAGTGATGTGCGGGTTGGCCTGGCCGGCCATGCGCTTCGCAAGCGAGGCGGTGGCGACGGTCAGGCGGTCATCGGTGGTGTCCAGCTTCGCCAGGTCAACCGAGTGGTCGCCCGAATAGTTGGACCGCACCTTGCCGAACAGCACGCGATCGGAGTTGGCGACTTCCCAGGCGTCCTTTTCCGCCTCGGACGCGGAGATCCAGCTGACGCCCTCGTAGCGGTCGAACGTGGTCGACGGCGTATAGCCGGTGACGATCTCGTAGCCGCCCTTGGTCAGATCCTCGGTGATCTCCGCATAGGGGACCGTCGAGGAGCCCGAGCCGCCCGTGGTGATGAAGCTCATCAGGGCGTAGATGATGTCCGTGCGCAGCGCCTCGCCGGCCCATTGCTTGAGCAACGGCTTGGCGGCGTTGAGCAGGTCGATCTCGGTCTTGTAGCTCTCCGACTTCGGCACCACGACGCCGTTGCGGTCCCAGTCGATGGAGATCGGGCAGTTGTAGTTGCCGACCTGGGTCTCACGGCCGCGCAGGGCGGTGGCGCCGCCGACACCCTTGTTGTTCAGGCGGGTGATCAGTGGGATGTTGATCGTCTTGCCGGCCTCGCTTTCGAGTTCGTGCTTGACGATGATGATCTTCGTGTCCCCCTTCCCCATGAACTTGGAGAAACGGGACGCGCGAACGTACTCCTGGAGAAAGTTGCTTTCCCAGATCTGACGCTC